CGTCGATACTGATTGGCGGACAGCTTGGGTCCATAGGCGTCACGTTACAGTCAACGGTAGCGGCGGGCGCAATCCACGACAGGATGCCCGACTGGTTCTGGAGGAACTGCGCGTTGCGCCCATAGAAGAGGGTGATGTTGTCGTCCGCAGTTGGACCAGTGATCCCTGCGGTGAAGGTACGACCCCCATTAAAGCCCAGATTGCCGTAATTCAGTTGTATCTTGCCGTCGGCAAAGAGGCCAATCTCGAAGGTGCTGCTGTTGTTCGTGCCGTATTCTTGGACGCCGTACCAGCCGAAGAGGATCGAGCCATTGTCGCGGCGGTAATAGGGGTTGCCAGTAAAGCTGATTAGGTCTGACCAGTAGGCGTAGATTGTGTTGCGCTGCGCCATTTCGATGGGCTGGCCATTGCAACACAAATGCGCCCCGCTTTGAAACGACACAAAGCCATTGCTCGACACCCACGCATCGGTGAATGTCTGGCCCCAATACTCAAACTCAAAGCCAAGAGCCACGTTCCGCGTGTTGTCATCGCCCAGATTGAGTGGCGTCATCGTCGTGGGAGCGCCGTTGATTTGTGGTGGTATTAGGGCAGGCTCATAGGTCTGCGCAAAAACAGGTGTTGCGCAAGCCAGCAGAATAACCCGCAAAGCGTATGTCTTATTTCTCAACAGGGCGAAGCTCGACGTTTTCGGTCCACGCGGCGCGGGCTTCCTCGCCAATCAATCCCAAGAATGGGCACGGTGTTCCGGCCATCTCCATTGCCCTAAAGACGCGGAAGTCTTGGCACAGGAGGCTGACGGCGGCGACGCGCATACCCATATCGTAAAGGGTCTTCGACAGCTTCATCCGTTCGCAGTTCTGGTCACGCACGGTGCGGCCAGCCGACAGGCCGATGATCTGCGTCTGCACCGCGCCAGACTGGCCGGTGGTGCAGAGGTCTTGGCTGTAGGACATCATGCTTGGCGCGATGGCGCTCGGCGGCGGCGACTTGATGTTCTGGTCAATTACCTGCCGGTTGACGCTCTCGCTGTAGCTCTTGCTGTCCGACACGTTGACGTTGTTGTTCTGATTGACGTTGTTCGTCGTGCTGTTGATCGTGTCGCTGTTGATGTTGCGGTTGGTATTGTTGGCCGTGCTGTTCACGCTTTGGTTGATCGTGCTGTTGCTCGTGTCGGTATTGATATTCCGATTGGTGTTGTCGGACGTACTGGCCGATGTATTCTGGTTGATGTTGGTCATCGTCCCAGAGTTGATATTATAGTTGGTGTTCGTGTTTGCGGACGTGTTTTGGTTGATATTGGTCATCGTGCCAGAGTTGATATTCTGGTTCACGTTCGTGTTGGTGTTCGTGCTGGTGGACGTGTTATTGTTGTTGTTGGTGTTCGTGCTGGTGGACGTGTTGGTGTTGTTCGACGTGCTGTTCGTCGTCGTGTCGTAGACATACGACGTTGGCGCAGGGGTTGTCTGCGCGAACACGAGGGAGGCCGCGCTAGTGGCGGCTACAAAACCAAACAGAAAACGCTTCATCACCGGTCCGCCTTGTGGTCTAATTTGTCCTCGATCCGGCGAAGGTGCATCATCACCTCGTCGAACTTCTTGTCAATGGCGTTGAACTTCTCGTCGCCGAAACCAAGGCGCGCCTCAAGCAGCGTCAGACGGCTGTTGAGGTTCACCCACACGGTGATGAGGCCGCCGATAAAGGCGAGCACAGTGACTATGGTGTTGATGTCGAAGTTCATTTCAGGTTCCGCAGCTTGTATATGGTGGTCAGATACGTGTCTGTGACGCCGTCGACTAGGTTGCCCACAGCGCGGTTGCCCTTGCATATCTCTTCGTGATGCTCTTCAATCCAGTCCGCGTCGGCCTCTAGGAGCTTCAGCACGTCGCGTTCGGTCACCTTTGGCGCGGGTATGTTGCCAATCAGCTCGAACGCGCCTTGGTAGGCCTCCACGAGCTTGTCGATAGCGTCAATCACGTCGTCGTAGAAGTCGCCCAGTGACATGTGCTTTGCAAAGCTGCCGTCGCCCTTGGCGCGCCAGTGCTCGAAGTGTGCGACGTTGCGTGCGTAGAACACGCGGCTGATAAGTTCCTCGATCATGCTTCAGTTCCTTCTGCGACTTCTACCCAAGCCAAGGTAGTTTCATCCCAACGATACAGCTTGCCGTCATCTGGGTAGGCTGTTGGCGCGTCCCACAGGCAGGCGTCATCGTTCAGCGTCCACGACGCAAATGGCTGTGGCGGGATGAAGGCATCGCGCTCTGCGTCATAAGTGTATCCGATGCCAGCATAGTTCTTACGCAACGGACGGCCTTCTGGGTGCTGGCCGCCGTGTGTGTTGTACGATGTCTGAACCCAAAGCGCAGGGTCGCCAAATAGGCCCGTGTCGATAACGTCCTGCTCGATGACCAGAACTTCGGTGACGATGCTGTCGATGACTTTTGCAAAATGTGCCATGATGTTTCCTATGCGAATGTAATTGAGCCAGATGAATTAAACACATAAACTGTGTCGCTTCCGACAGTGGTTATGGTTGGCGACCCTGTGGTCGCTGTTGCGGCTGCGACTGTGGGTACGCGGATGATGACCACACCGGAACCGCCAGCAGCACCAGCCGAGTTAGCGAGGATGCCACATGCACCGCCGCCGCCGCCTGTGTTTTGCCCGCCCGCTGTAGCTGGGCTACTGCCTGCTCCCGTGCCGCCCCCGCCAGCGCCGCCAGCTCCGCCCACCTGTGTGTAAGGACTTCCAGCAGAGAACGAAAAGCCGCCCCCGCCGCCTGCGCGGAACACTGCCGTGCCGGTAATAGAAGACGATAGGCCAACCCCGCCGACCGCAGGTGTTGAGCGAGAAGAAGTCCCGCTTCCGCCTACCGCGCCAGCACCGCCGCCTGCACCTGAGTTTCCATATTCAGGTGTAGCCGAAGTATAGTACGCGGCCCCCCCGTTGTTCCCCTGCCCAGCAGTTCCTGTCCCTCCTGTTCCCGTACCACCTGCGCTGGTCCAAACGCCGCCACCAGAACCACCGGAACCCGCTGCGTAATAAGTGCCCGCGCCAGCGCCGCCGCCGAGAGCAGTAACGGAATTGAAGGAACTATTTGAACCGTTTGAGAGGTTTGCGGCACCGCCAGCGCCAACGGAAACCGTATAGGTTCCTGACAAAAGTGCTGTGCCTGTCTGGTAGCCACCAGCCCCACCGCCGCCTGTCCCTTGACTGGCAGAGTTACCAATTCCGGGACCGCCGCCGCCGACAACTAAGTAACTACTAGTTGCCGGATTAGAGGTAATTGTTCCAAAAGTAACTTTCCACGTATCTGTACCTATCTTAACAAGTTGTACGGCGGCACCAGACGCGATTGATGGTATAAGAATTGCGGTACGTGATCCGTTTGGCAGGAGCGAAACACCGGACTTAGACAACACAATTTCCGTTGTCCCATCATTCACAATCGTAATCACCGACCCAATCGTAAAAGCAACGGATGCGTTGGTCGGAATTGTAATCGTCTGTGCGCCAGTGTTGGCCGAATATATCTGCTTGCCAGCGTCACCTAATACCAACGTGTAATTGCCGGACTGCACGTTCTGCGGGTAGGACACCGCGCTTGATGGGGCTGCGCCAGATACCCAGCCCGTTCCATTGCTGGTCAGCACATTGCCAGCAGTACCCGGAGAGGTTAAACCTGTACCACCGCTACCCGCAGGTAGTGTGCCTGAAGCTGTCGATACGTTTACCGGAGGAAGGATGCTTGAGAGGGTTGTCATGCCGTGTAGCTTCCCGATGAGTTGAACTGTAGAATTGTGTTGGAGCCACTGGTTGTAACCGTTGGTGAGCCAGTTGTCGTGCCGGTGTAGTCGGCTGTAGGGATTGAGAGGATAACAACACCCGAGCCACCAGCGCCGCCTGTGCGGACTGTACCTCCACCACCCGTGCCAGCACCGCCGCCGCCGCCGCCGCGATTTGCTGTACCCGCAGAGCCGTTAGCTGCTGCACCACCATTACCACCGCCTCCAGCGCCGCCCGTACCAGCAGTACCAGCTAATCGTTTACCACCACCGCCGCCTCCGGCGTAAGTTACCGAGGAGCCAGTAATTGAGCTTGCTGTACCTGCGCCGCCATTACCGCCAGAAGTACCCGAAGCAGCCGCACCAACAGCAGAAGCGCCGCCACCGCCGCCGCCAACTTGGGCTTCAGCATCGGAGGTGCTATTTTGTCCGGCACCGCCATTATTACCTTGTCCGCTAGTTCCAGCGCCGCCAGATGTGGTTCCTGAAGCAAACGAACCAGAGCCACCGCCACCAGATGCGCCAGCGACACCTGCGCCAGTACTTACACCGCTACCACCGCCACCACCGCTGGCCGTTAAACTTAATGCCGAAGAGTTGCTACCGGTGTTTCCGTTACCATTGCTGGATTGCACAGCAGCACCAGCGCCAACCGTGATTGTGTAGGTGGTTCCAAATGTTAAAGTAGAAGTGCCCGACAACAATCCACCAGCGCCGCCGCCGCCAGTTCCCATGTTGGTATCGTTTGAGCCACCTGAACCGCCACCAGCGGCAATCAGGTAAGAGGCGGTAGTGGATGTTGTTAACGTGCCTGTGAGTATGTTCCACGCGTTCGTACCAGTCTTTACCAACTGTACGGGTACACCAGAGGCTATCTTAGGGCTTGTTACGGCTGTCGTGCTCCCAATTTGATAAACCGAAACACCAGCTACGCTTAGGGTAATTGTGCTTGTACCCATGTTGAACAGAGTAATTATGGTTCCGATAGGGAACGCCACCGACGCATTGGTTGGTATCGTGATGGTCTGCGCACCAGTATTGGCAGAATATATCTGTTTACCGGCATCGCCAAGAACTAGCGTATAGTTGCTGCTTTGTATGTTTTGCGGGTACGCTGCTATCGGTGCAGCAGACGTCCAGCCAGTGCCGTCACTGGTCAAAACGTTTCCGGCAGTACCTGAGGAAGTTAGCCCCGTACCACCGCCCGATGCCGAAACAACACCCGCGCCCGCGCCGCCTACTTGTGCAAACGCGTTCCAAGTCGTGCCGCTATAGACAAGCTGGACGCTGACATTGGAAATGTTGCAGACAAGATCTTCAGCCAAGCCCTCGATAGTTGAGCCATTGCGGCCAACCGTGAGGTTGTTTGTGGCCCACGAGCTTGAGGTATCAATGACAAATACCTGCGCGCCAACAGACGGAGTGGCTGGAAGCGTAACAGTGAACGCGCCACCACTGGTGTTGGTTTGCACGCCATCATTGTTGGCAGCGGTATAGTTAGACGTCTTGACCGCAGTGTACGTAATGCCACCGGCTGATGGGAGCTGTGACACCCACGCGGTTCCGTTGCTGGTGAGGACGTTGCCCGAGGTGCCCGGTGAAGATAGCCCCGTTCCGCCGTTGGCTGCGGGAAGTACGCCAGACGTGATTTGCGACGCGGCAATGGCGATAGGCGTATTAGTGACGCTCGTCGCCTGACCCTGCGCGTTGACCGCAACGACAGGCACGGAGGACGCGCTGCCGTAGGTCGCTGCGCTTACGCCCGTGTTTGTGATGCTAAAGACCGTACCGGCCAGCGTGAGGCCAGTGCCCGCTGAGTACAGGACCGGCGCGGCGAACTGCGTGAAGACAAGCGCCGTCGTGCCGACCGTGATTGGCAGCGGCGTCTGCTGCACCCACGACGTGTTGGACTGCGTCGATCCCGCCGTGACGAGGAAGAAGTCGCCCGCGTCAATCTGGTCAACGCCAGCGCCCGCGCTGTCGAAGTCCGTTGCGCGGGTGAGGATGTACGGTGCAGCGCCGCTGCCGACTTGCGTGACGGTGTAGACGCCGTTGTTTGCCTGCGTCGCCTCGTTCTTGACAAGGATACGGTTGCCCACAACCGCAGCCACGCCATCGACCGTAAGCGCGCCGTTAGCGTTGGCCGTAAGCGTTGCGCCGACACCGCTGGTGCCGTTGTTGTACGTGTTGGCGGGCAGAGCCGCAGCCGTCGCCAAGCGCACGGACTGGTGGAAGTTGATGCCTGATGCGATACTGTCGGCGTAGAGCTTGTTGACGATGTCCGTGCCACTGACTGGCGACGCGCTGATCGTACCGGTGGTGAGCGCAATCGACGTGATGTCGGTGTTCGCGCCAGAGGCCGCCGCGCTAAGGTTCGACCGCGCCGTGGCTGCTATGCTCGCGCCTGTGCCTCCGTTGGCCACCGCAACAACACCAGTGACATTTGAGGCCGTGCCGGTCGTATTCTGATTGAGCGTCGGTATGTCCGCCGCAACGATAGCGCGGAACGTCGGAACGCCCGCCGAGCCGTTTGGCGCTGCAAGGACAGTGTTGGCCGTCTGCGACGCGAAGTTGGATGGCGTGACGACGAGCGTCCCGCCGAGTGTCAGCGAACCTGCGGACGTCACTGTGCCGCTCAGGCTCAGGCCGCTGACGGAGCCGGTGCCTGAGACTGACGTCACCGTACCTGTGCCCCCCGTGGAGGTGATAGTGAAATTCGGGTATGTACCGGTGACGGACGTCAAACCCGCGCCAGTCAGCGACACAATTTGGTCGGGCGCGGTGTTGACGACGTTGATAGAGCCCGCGGTTGTTATCGGGCCGCCGGATACGCTGATGCCTGTGCCCGCCGTCAAGTTGACACTCGTGACCGTGCCAACGCCTGAGATTGTCCCCCATTGCGGCTCGTCCGTGCCGCCAGACAGAAGAACTTGCCCCGCAATGCCGGGATTGGTCAGCGCGAACTTTGAACCCGTCGAGTATACGACGGCACCGGCAACGGGAGAGAGGGCGTCGCCAGTGCCGCCGCGACCCAAGGGGAGCGCGCCTTGGGTTTGGGTTGTGTCGGACAGGTTCACCGCCGGGTGAACGTGATCGCCGCGAGATACGGTGTTGGCGATGCCTGCCGAGGCGACACCGAGTGCCGAGGGCGTTGTCGCAGAGAAGTTGACTGCGAGTGATATGTTGTTGGCAAGCGAGCCGCCGCCTGTGAGGCCATTTCCTGCCGTGATCGTGCGGCTGGTGGGTACGAAGCCCGTAACGTCGAGCGCGACCGTGCTGGCGCTCGTGACGCGGCCCTTGGCGTCGACCGTAAGGACTGGAATTGCTGATCCCGAGCCGTACGTGCCCGCCGCCACGCCGCTCAGGGCGAGCTGGTCGAAGCCAACGCCGCCAGCCGCGATAGATATGACGCGATTTTCGGACAAATCCCCGCCGCCTGCGAGGCCCGTGCCCGCCGCGATGACGCGCGTGGACGGCACCGCGCCGACGGCAGCGATGTTTGCGAACTGGACCTTATACGTCCGCCCCTCAAGGATGTACGGCATGTAGCCGAGGGTGCTGTTGCCGGTGTACTCTTGGAGGCCGGAAATTAGCGTTGGAATTAAGTTGGTAGGAACGCTCACAGCTCGTCATCCTCAAAGAAAATTAGGAAATCATCGCCATCTTCAGTGATGAGGAACTGGTCCCCGTTTTGAGCAATGACGCCGCTGGGGTTTGTCGGTATGGGCGTGTCCGTACGCATAAACGGGAGCGTGATGTTCTCCGTCTGGCGTGCAGGCAAGCGATATGGGTCGAGGTGGTCTCGGTCGGCATCGCAGACGCGCAAGCCCGGCGAATTGTAATCGGAGTGCAGCATGTGCAGCGGGAACTTGCGGCTGCAACGACCGCAAATGCCGATGCCCAGTGTCGGGTTGCCGCGCGTGTTGAGGTACAGCGGCATCAGCTCAATGCCTCATCGGGACGGGGGTATCGCAAAGCAATCTGCTCACCGGCTCGTGCGGGCAAGCGATACGGATCATAATCGTCGAGGTCGTCTCGGCACACCTTCAGCGCTGGGTTGTTGCGGTCGCTCCACAACTCCTCCAAGGGGAATTTGCGCTTGCATCGGTCGCAGAGGCCTACGGCCAGCCACTTCTTTCCGCGCGTGTCGAGAAAGCCCTCTACTGGCATTTAGCGCGTATACATTGCGATATTTGGCAGGATCATCATCGGGCTGTTGTCCCGCTCTTCTTGCTGCGCGAAGTACAGGCTCTCCTTGGCCTTCGCGTCAAGCATCGAGATCATGCTTGGGTCGACTTCGAGATACTCCAATGCCAGACGCGCGGCGAGCATGGCCACAATCGCCTCGTACCAGCGCTGCGGGACTTCGATCTCTTCCGTCATGGTGCCTACGTCCATGATGTAGCGCTGACGCCACAGGACGATTTGGTACACTTCGGCCTCTTGATTTGGTACCGGCCACAGGTGCATTATTGGCTGCTGAACCTGACGGTCGAACCAGTATTGCAAGGGTCGGTTCGACTGAAACGACTTATTTGGTAAGTTCGTGTAGTCGTCGCGGTTGAGGCGTGCCAGCGGGATTTCGGTCGGCGTGTTGGCGAGATACACGCGGCTGAAGCTCAAAGTGCCTGATGTTGCGCGTACGCGGAAGAATGTCGTCGCGACGCTGCTTTCGAGGTCGAACCACGTCCACTGTCCGGCCGTTGCGGACGGTGTTTCTGTCTGGACAACGGTCCACGTTATGCCGTCATCGCTACGCTCAAGGGCAAGCGGAACGGCGTCCGCCGCCCACTTAACGCCGACGGTGGTGACGAATGTTGGTGTGGTGAAGTTTACTTCACGTGCCGTTGACGTGTCGTAATTGATGCCGGTGACTTGCTGCAGCGTGCGCAAGTTGCTGTTCAGGACGTCGAGCGTGCCGGTGACGAGGGTGACGTCGCCAACGCCGTTGTAGAGCGGGTATATTTGCTTGTCGATGCACCAGAGCTGGATGCCGCGATTGGACAGGTCCGACAGCAGCATGAAAAGCTGGTCGTTTGCGATGTCCACATGCTCGGGCGTCAACGACTGCGCGGGCAGTTTGCAGCGGCGCGCCGCATTTTCAATAACTTTGCGGGTATTGAAAACCGTCTGCGATACTGTGTTTGAATAGGCCATAAGTTTTTGCTCGCTGTTTCAACGCAGCAGCGCGCAAGCGTGAGCGCGCATTTCTGACCTGACACGCATACACGAAAGCAGTCTCGGCTACAATACCGAGACTGCCTTAGATGTTATTAGCACTTGCCCTTTGGCATTGCCATGAGGCCACCCTTGCTGCGCGGGATTGGGAGGCGTATCATCGGACGGTCGCTGTGCGCGGGAACGGCCTTCTTCTTCTTGGCGGCGAGGGCTCCGAGTTCAGCCGCACTATTCATGCTTTTTGCTGGTGCCTTCTTGGCGGGGCTCACGCCGCCCGGTGTCATGCCGAGTTCTGCGTTCGTCATGCGACGGCCGCTGGCGTCAGTTGGGCGGGTTGAGATACCTTCGGCGGGTGGCTTGCGCTTCGCCGTACGCGCAGCCATTTCGTTTTCCACGCGGCGGCCTTCTGCCGCGACCTCGGCGACCGTCGCGCGTTTGCCGCGCTCGTTGTACACGCCGCCGCCATCAAACTTCTTTACGACGCCGCCAGTGGCTTTCTTCACTGGTCCGCCGCACATGTACTTCACCTTGGTGCTGTCTTTGAAACCGTCCATTTTACTTACCTTTCTTGCGGGCCGCAGCGTATGAGCCTCTGGCTGTTAAATACTTTATTGCGGACTGTAGCACGTCAGTGCTTTCCGATGCCATACCAAGAAGCGAATTACATTTTAAGCAAAGAATGCCCCTAAACTCGCCTGTCTCGTGGTTGTGGTCTATGGCGTATCCGCGCCGACGATTGTCGTACACCATAAGGTCTGGCAATTCAGTTTCGCATATCGCGCAGTTGCCTGATTGATCTCCCCAAGCCTTTGAGAACTCGGCGTGCGAAATGCCGTATTTGTACTTCAGGTGCTGTTCCAACCGTTTAAGTGGAGTGCGGCTGCCCCAACAAGTTTTCTGTTTGTGCTTACTGCATGGGATGCAAGCGGACTGGCCCTTCCAGAAATCTCCGATAGGCTTTGTCGCGTCACAAGTTTTGCAGTATTTTTCCGTCACTTTTTCCTCGCCACGGCGATATTATCAACAGCGTTCGGGTAGGGGCGTCCGGCCGCCTTGGCACGCGCCTTAGCGGATTTCTTCTTCTTAACCGACAAGTCTTTCGGCTTGCCAAGATCCTTCGGGCGCTTCTTGTCCCAGACGGCTAAATCGCTCATATCAACAATCCCATTTACGAAGTGATAGCGCCTTGCGTGTCGGACGGCCCTTGCCGTCCTTCATCGGCCCCGGCATGCCAGACATGCGTGCGCAGAATGACTTACGGCGGGCTGCTGACTTAGGTGATTTCTTCGCCTGCTTGGCGCTGACGGGTGGCTTGATGTCTTGGCCCTGAGCGCGCAGCGACGCGCGGCCCTTGGCGTTGAGGCCGCCCTCGGGGTTCTGACCCTCCTTGCGGGTCCACGCGCCACGTTTGACGGAAAGGTCGCTCATGCCCACACGCGGTATGGTATCGACGGTTCAACGCTGAGCGGCGTCAGCAAAGCCAACTGCTCTTCGTCAAAACTACCGCGAAGGTTGGTGTGCCAGTCGGGATAATTCTCGACAATCGGCTCGCCCTCTGCGTCGTAGCCAATGACCTTCGTGAATGGACCGATCTGGTCAACGGAGAAGTCCGGCGTTGGGTTGCCCTCGTCGTCAATGACGCCTGCCTCAAGCAACGCGGCGTCCATGTCCTCTTGGGTGGGTGCTTTAAGATATAGGTCGGTCATGCTGTCAAAGCCTGTAGTTGGAAGTCCGCAAGACGGACGGGGTAATATTGGATGGAGCGGATGTGGCCGTTGAGGAAATTCGTTGTGGCAATTGCGGAAGCACCAACTGTCAGCCTTACAACCGTTGGCACGGTTGCGGCGGTGTCTTCAGTGCCAAGAGTTCCGTTAACAGCGGATTGAACCGAGTTTGCGCTGATTGCAAATGCCGATTTAAACACTGTGTTAGCTGCATAAGTACCAACATCAATACTGGCCTGTGTCACGCCCCCAGTCGCCATAAAGCTCCTGATGGTGCTGCTTACTGCAAAAGCAAACCAACGGTTGGAGTTCGTCTCGTCAGAAATAGTCCAAGCGGCGTTGCTGGCGCTGGTTGGCGAGAACGAACTAAACTCAGAAACCAACGTCCCCTCGCTCTGGTTGTACCAAGGCGCGAACATCGGTGCGACGATGGCGCACTGGTCAGCGGCGCGTGTTACTTGGCTTGCGACCGTGGGGATATAGCTTGTGGCGAATGCTCCGGCTTCGACTTGTGCGCCGTAAATGAAGATGCCGCTTGTGCCGTCGCCTGTTGCGGCAACGCTGTCGGCAGTGTAGATGCGGGCAAACAAAGCCGTTTCTGTTGACGAAGTAAATGTAAGGCAGACGCGCCACCAACCAGCGCCCGCATTAAGCACAACAGCACTGGCAGAAGAAAACGCGCCTATTGTTCGTGCGGCGCTGGTTATGCTTCCGTCTACAAGGGATACAGTGACATCTGAGATGTTTGCCGTTGTTGCCGCATCTTGAACGTAGAGCCTAACGCGATTGAACTCAGAGGCTTTTGCGTAAGCGGTGTAGGTGTATGTTGTCGCAACTGCGCTCTTGGAGATTGACGCACTGCGTATGGAAGAAGAATTTAGTGCAATTCCGTCGGCGGCGATCATCTTCTCTGCATCTACAGTTCCGTCTGGTGACGTTGTCACATCCGGTGTGATTGTAGAGTTTATTTTAGACCAAGCCGCGTTATCAAACTGCTCACTGTACGTCACCAAATTCGTCCGCGCCTCTTCGATCAGGATGCCCTTTGGCTGGAGCGTGACGGGGTCGTAGTCAAAGCGTGGCGGGAACCTGCCGCCGTTGTTGCGTGTGTAGGTGGACGGCATGCCCGTGACTGCGGTGATCTGCTTCACAGACGCCTGAGATACAGAGAACGTCTGGTTTTCTGCTGCACCAGTCACGATTAAGGCAAGGTAGTGTGTGGTCGCAGTAGCCACAAAGCTGTACGTTATTGAAGTTCCCGTGATTAATTGCGTAAACAAAGCCCCCGTGCTTCCATCTGCGTTCGTCGTGATGCGAATACTTTTAGCTGCCGCGGTTCCAGAAACGCCAGAAACACTTATGTAGTATGTGGCCCCGATAGTCAGACCGCTCATGGCAGACGAAACCGCACGGGCGGAAGTACCACCCACTGGGACAGTCAACACAAGCGAACCAGAAGAAGTGGAAAGCGTACCTAGCGCAGCAGTCCATCCGGTCGTATCAGAGAACGGGCCGGGGTTCGTGACAAGCTCACTGCCCAACACCAGATTGGCGGCGGGGACAGCTTCAAGCTGTGCGCCCCAGAGGAACAAACCTGAAGTGCCGTCACCTGTGTAGGAAATGGAATTGTCAGCATTTGCCAACAAAAATGCGGAACCCGTGCCCGCGCTTGCGGTAGGCGTGAATGTAACCGAACAGCGATACCAGCCATTACCTGTGGAAACGATTGCCGCTGTGACCCCGCTCGTTACTGTCCCTACAGTCCCGTTACTAACATCAAAGAAAGCGTTTCGTATTGTCCCCATAAGGGCGGCAGGAAGTTGAATATCAAACCAACTCCGCTCCGCTGCCTTAACTGACACACTGAGCGTATATGTAGTGCCAGCCGTGTAATTGGCGCTTTGGCTTGTAAAATGAGTGCTAGACGCAGTCGTGTCCTCAACCAATTTGTCAGCCGTAGAAGTGCCGTCAGGCGCAACAGTCGAGTTGGCTGTTATGGTGGTCCGGACCTTCGACCAAGCAGCGTTATCAAACTGCTGCGTCTGCAACAGCAAGTTCACGCTGGCTGGCGTGGTCTGGATCAGCCCATTGCTGCCGACGAACGTGCCTGACGTTGTGCGCGTGAAGTCGAGAAGCTGGTCGAAGGTATAGTTTGTCATGCGTCGTATATTCCGTTGATGAAATCGAGGCTGAGTGTCGTAATCATCTGCGGTGCGGTGAGCGTCTGCAACTCGGTGTTTGTAAGCCGCGTGTTGTAGTACGCGATTTGGCGGATGTGGCCGATTATATAAAGCGCCCCACGCCGACCAATTTGAAGCTCATTGACAGAGGCAAAAACTCCGCTGTACGCGCTTGTCCCTGCTGTGCCGCCATTAAGCGAAGCCGCCAACCCCCCTAATCCGTAAGAAACAGCAGCCTTAAATGTGGTGTTAGCCGCAATAATTCCACCAACGGCTGAGTTTGTTAAGTCGCTTATGCTGATAGAGCCAGCGGCGGATGACGATAAAAAGCGGTCATTGGTTGTCTGTCCGTTAAGAAAGTGCCTTGTTGCTTCAAGTTGCGTTGAACCTTCAAATACAAAGCTACCTTCAGCAGCGTTATACCAGCTAGAGAAGTTCGTGCCTGTCATGGTCGCAACGTCTGCGCTGCGCGTTACTTGGCTGGCAACTGTGGGGATGTAGCTGGTGGCGAATGCACCGGCTTCGAGTTGTGCGCCCCAGATAAAAAGGCCTGAAGTGCCGTCGCCTGTGTAGCTGGGTGATAGGGTGCCGGCAGTTTGTGCCAGACCTATACGACAAGTGTCGTTAGCCGAGGCGGAAGAAACACTTATTGAACAGCGATACCACCCGTCACCCGCCGAGACTATGGTTGCGGTGACACCAGCAGAAATTGCGTATGTGGTTCCGTTGCTAAGGTTAAATCCGCAACCTATTGACCCTATGCGTAGCCCCATAAACGCCCGCTCTGCTGCTTTTGCAAAAACAGAAAATGTCTGCGCGCCTGCAAGAGATGTAGGCGTTTGGTCAGTCCTGTGCTGCGAGGTGCTAGTATCCTCTACAAGTTTATCCGCGTTGCTTGTTCCATCCGGCGATGCCGTAGCATTGGCAGTTACAGTCGCCGCCGTCTTCGTCCAAGCTGCGTTGTCGAACTGCTCCGAATACAGCGCCAAATTCGTCCGCTGCTCTTCGATCAGCAAGCCCTTTGCCGCAAGCGTTACAGGGTCGTAATCAAAGCGCGGGCCGTAATATGCCGCTGACGTTGTGGCGACGTAGGTGGACGGGGTGGTCTGGTAGGTTACTGGTTCGAGTTGTGCGCCCCAGATGAAAATACCGCTGGTGCCGTCGCCTGTGTATGTAGTTCCGGTTCCATCAGATAAAAGAATAATAAACCCACCAACGCCAGCGCCAGTTGTTGTAAAAGAACCAGAGCAGCGATACCAACCATTTGAAAGCGCAGTCACTGTGCCGCCAGAAGAAGCCCCTGATCCGGTAAGTGTAAATGTATGGTCAAAAGACGGAACAACACCTGAGTTAAACCTATTTACGCTTACATTTGTCCGGCCAGCAGCTTTAGCAAAAAATGAATATGTATGGGTTGTAGTAGCGGATAAACTAGCTGAAACACGCGTAGTGTGTTGTGAATTAGCAGTGTCCTCAATCATAAAATCGGCATTTTGCGTACCGTCTGGTGAAACAGCTACGTCAATATACGCAGGAGTTCCGGTCGTGTTTAGCCCAGACTTTACCCAAGCAGCGTTATCAAACGTCTGCGATTGCAGCAACAAATTCGCCGGAGCGTAAGTGATCTTGCCCGTGCTATCCACCAGCGTGGCATTGCTGCCGCGTGTGAACGTAACGCGGCTGTCAAGCGGCGCACCGGCTAGGAAGTTCAGATACAGCGACGCGCCACTAAACGGGCTGGTTCCAGCAAAGCCGTCGATAAGCCCGGACGCACCGCCCCACAGGCCCGAGACGTTCTTGTACAGGCCGGTGCCAAGGGCCAGCCCAGATACGCCGCTGTACAGCCCTACGGACACCGATTAGGCCCTGTTGTCGCCGGACTGAACAATCGTCAGTTTGGCCGATCCGCTGCCGCTGGAAAGCTGCAAGCGCACAGCCGCTGGGATGTAGGCGTAGTTGCCCTGACGGGTGACGGTCTGCGCGACCATGTTTGGATCGGGGTGGTTCACCCAGACGATGGACCCTGCGGCCGTATCAAATGGGTTGTCGAGTGTCTGCTGCAACGTCCAGTTCGCGGTGCCGGTTACGGCTACCTGAAGCGAAACGTCGGGACGTCCGTGGATGTCGAGTGGAATGGGGACGGAATTCTTAGCGCCACCGCTGGCGTCGCTCAAGGTTACAACAATCTGGCGCATATTTTGTTCCTTAGAAAATGCGGCGGGTAACAGGGACTTCCAATCTGCTACCCGCACGCATCATAACACAAGACTAACGCTTAGTCATTAGCCGTTGTTTGCACGTACAAGTACGTTACACGTACCTGACCAGCCGTAGGTTGGCCGACTGACGTAACGGTAGCAACAACGGTGGTGTTGTTGCCGATATTCGCCATTGCGGTAGCCTGAGCCGCCGTGTGGGATGTCGTGTTGCGACCGCCCGTCTTGGCGTTGACTGAGGTGACGTACTGCGTGCCGCCTGATGCCGTACCGACAGACAGCGTCGCCGAGGTGGCGCTGTTGTACGGCGTGAGGACGTCAGTGAACACGTCGACAAGCTGCGAGTTTGCAGGCAAGAAGACGGAAGCATTCTGCACGAGTGTGGCGTCGAAGTTGATCAACACGGTCTGTGAAAGAACCGCGAGACCGATGTTTGGTCCGCCTGCTTCACCAGCGTTAATATCGCCGGAGGCAAGAGGTCCGCTCCAAGTAGTTTGTGACATTTAGTTTCTCCTTTAGAGAAGGGAGGGGGACCGAAGTCCCCCAACCCGATTAGATGCCAGCCGTACCGTATACGCCGCGTGGATCGGTCCAACCGAAGTTGTAACGCTCAGTGGCCTTGTAGCGCATGCTGTCGGTTTCGAAATCACCTTCCATGCTCTTCTCAAGACCGCGACGCATTGCAAGCTTCAAGCCTTCAGGCGCATCAGTCTGGATCCACCATGCAGTGGTCGAGGTGATACGCGACAAGTTGGCTTGTCCGCCGTCCAACATTCCCATCGAACGGACAGGGTTGACGTCGTTGTTAGCAGTGCCAGCGCGCAGTGCGGACTTCAGCAATACTTCAGCTTGGAACACGTTCGAAGGACCGGAAACGATCTTCTTAGGTGTCAAGCGGATGCGCTTGCCGTTGTTGTCTACCGCGTTGCGGATCTGGATCAGCAACTGCTCAAGTGACGTTTGCGAAAGGTTCGCAGCGGTCGAGAGCTGGTTAGAGAACGTGCCTGCAGCCGTTGGGTGAGCCGTGTTAACGAGCGATACGCCGTCGCCGCCTGCAAACGCGCTGTTGAATGCGCGGTTGAGGATGTTGGCACCGAGGGTTTCCTTGGTCTCGATCAGTGACTGAGCGAGGTGACGGGCGTAGGTCTGACCGATACGGATGTGATCGCCATCTTCCACCAGAACCTTTGTAAGTGCAAAGGCAAGGCCGTAGACGCGGTACACGTAGCGCTGAATGAACAGCACGCCGCCGGATTGGTACGTGACAGGCATGCCGTCTGGCAATTCTGGCGCGGCACCGAAGCCGAACAGTACAGGCTCTTCGTGGTAGTTACGGGGAATGCCCTTGAACTCTTTGAAGACCTGCGACCATTCGTCAGCGCGTTGGTCATAGATGCCGTTGAACTCTTCGTTTAGGATTGGTTCAACGATGGAACGGAAGTCAGTACTTCTCATTGGGGTAGCCATTGTTCAAGCCCTCCTTAGTACGCGGCGCGGTCAGCGACGTTCTGGTGCTCAGAAATCTGAACTTGAACAATCGTGAAGTTGTCGCCGAAGTCATTGTCTGGTGCTGGTGCGAGGTCGATAATGCGCAGTGCGGCGTTACCGGTGTCGGTCAGCGTTGCGGTGTCAAGCATCATTGCCGACAGACCAGTTACGGTCGATCCTGCAGTGATGGCTGTGTAGTCAGCCTGCTTGCCGATGTCCGTCACTGCGATTGGGCCATTTGCCTGAATTTCATAGACAATGGTTGGGTCGAGTGTGACGTACGCGACAATGTCGGTGCCAACGGCGGACGCAGTCCACTTGTTGGAAACACGACGACGGCCGTCGCTGTCGGTAAATTCAACACCTTGGAACGTACCAATGAAGCGGTCGTTAATGGCCGCCGCTTGGATGGTTCCGTTGGTGCCGATTTTCACCGGCTGGCTTTGTAGGATGTTGGCGCTGTAGCCCGTCAAAATCGTGTAGGCAGTGGGGCGAACCACACCGCTTGGCGAATATGCAGGGCGAAGGCCGAACGGTTGAGATACAGTACTCATGTCCATTTACCTTTAATTGAGTTGCGTTGACCGCTTAGGAGAAAATTCCCCGTCGCGGCTTATGGTCACGCATTTCCTGCATGCCGTCACCCTCAAGTAACGATGAGCCAGCTCGCTCAGCATCAGACCGCATCATTTCTGCGACTTCAGCCAATTTGTCCTCTTCGCGTAGCGGAGCATCATGGTGAGCCTCCTGCATGAACCGTTCATAAAGGCTCAAGGGCAGCTTAAACGCAAGCATCTCGTTAACGGCAATCAAGCCAGCATATTCGCCAGTCTTGACCGAGGCATACTCCATTCCGGGAACTTCTTCAGGCTTCACTGGCTCGTAACCGAGCTGTGTACGCCGGTGAATTGGATCACGCGGGTTGGTCGTAGTAAGCCAGCACAAATGATACCCCGGTATTTCGGGCAAATCAGGTAGTGCGTCGTTAAACAGTTGGTTACGGAACATCTCCAGTCGGTCGTCCTCGCTTGTCTCACGGCGTTCGGTAACCTCGCGGGTCTCCGTGCGTCTCGTGTCGCGGCGTCCAACAACGTCGAATTCCGGTGCTTTCTTAAGGCGGCTATCTTCTGTATTATCTGTCATTTGTCTCACTCCTTTTAACGAGCCGGACCAGCATCATACGATTGATACGCCTTAAGATAGCGTTGGCGAAGTGTGGCGTCGTCCCACACTCCAGCCTCAATCATAGCCTGTTTCCGCTCTGGTGTCACGTATATTTCGCGCTTTGTGCTCACGGGCGCGTGTTCCCGTGTATTTCCGGTCGGTGGACCGCGCCTTTTTGGCTTCGGAGCTGGGCTTGTTTCGCCCAACGCCTCTGCCACTCGGGCCGTCAACTCTTCCCAATACTCGCGCGTCGCAGGGTTGTAGCCCTCCTGCACGATCTCATGGTCGATTGCCTTCGTCAGCGCGCTGTCACGGTCGCGGCCCGATGGGTCGTACCATGAGTTGGCCTGCATCCACTCCTTGGCGTAGTTCACAACGGCAGGGTCGACCTGCGGCGTTGCGCTCTGCTTGCGCGCCTCCTCAAACTGGTAACGTGCCTGCTGCAACTGGTTCGTCTCAGCCATCGCCTGATCGCGGATACGCATTGCCGCAACGACGTCATCGCCATTGCCAGCCTCAGTCGCCTTGGCGATGAAGTGCTCTGCCTGTTGGACATCGCGCTGCGCCTTCGCCAAACGCTCTTCGAGTGTCTGTGCGTTGCTGTTCAGTGCGTGCCCCTCAACGGACGCAAGACGGCGAAGCATTTCCGCGTTCTGCTGTTCGAGAAGGCGGATTTTCTCCTCCGCAGTCTCCTTGGCGCGGCGATGGATGTCGCGGCGGCGCTGACGGCGACGGTTACGGCCGGTGCGGATTTCCTCCTCACTCTCCTCATCGCTCTCGGCTAGACGCTCGTCCTCCTCGTCGTCCTCTTCGGACGTGTCGGCCTCGGCCTTGCTATCCTGTTCTTCCTCCTCGGGCGGGGTCTCAACAGGGATTAACTCGTCGTCTTCTTTGATGGTATTGTCAGTCATAAACCGGCTCCCTTCTGTGTAGCCTTATCGATCATATGAAAGCTTTGATGGTCAGCGGATCGCCGGTCACCTTGCCCACAAGATCGAGGTCGTTAAAAATTACCAGTAGCGCTTCATCTTCGCCATCGGTCGTCTTGACGGTCCAGCGGTCGCCGCCGTACTTTGGCACGCGCACGAAGTCGCCCGGCTTACACCAGCTTCCTTCAGGCCACGGGTCCATTGTTGTACGGTTTTTGAACGCAAGTTCACCCACCAAGATCACCTTCGCAATCTGGGTGTTCCACGCGTCCGTCTCGCGTGTCTCGGAGGTCAGGATGATCCCGCCCTTTGTCTTCGACTTCGGCGTGCGGATCTGCACCAGTACGCGGCTGCCAAACGGGTGTATGCCCGGATCACAAGGCGGGAATGCCTCGTCCACGCTGGCGTAACCGAAGTCTACTTTATTCGCTAATTCTTGCATGTGCGCTCCTTTATAAAAACCTGTCTTTAGTCTCCCTCTCGGCGACCATGTCGATGAGAGTTCGTTTTGCGTGCTCAAGCCCCGCGTACATGCCGACAGCCCGACCGTAGTCGAACGTCTCTCTGCCCGAGGGGTGCTCCAGCGCTTCCCGTGCAAGCCTTGCCTGCTCAGTCTCCAAGCGCTGGAGCAGCATTTCTATTTTCATGCTGGTGTCTTTTTACTACCAGTTACTGCGACCTTGGGGTCCATGCCCATTTTCATGAGCTTGTGCATGTTGGTGTTCTCGGCCGTCATGCTGCCCTTGGCCTTGCCTTTGCTTAATGCTGCGTCGTTCTTCATGTCGCTTCCTTCCTATGGTTGCGGGTTTATCCCAGTGCCGGTTGACACTGCGAAGTTCTCGCCGCTTAGGATTTCGGCCTGAGCCAATGCCATCGCGGTCTGATTGTCTTGCTGGTTCATGGCCATGCGGGCCTGCAGCTCGGCGGCCGTCCGTGCGTCTTCGGACTGCTGCTTCTGCTGCTCGATGGCGACCTTGGCCTGCAGCTCTGCGGCGTCCATCTGGGCGTCTATCTGCATCTTCTGGGCGTCCATCTGCATGCGCTGCGCCTCGGTTTGCGCATCCATCTGCATGCGCTGCGCGTCGGCCTGTTGCTCGGCCTGCAGTTTCTGCTGATCGAGCTGCAGCTTCTGGCCTTCCAACGCCAGACGCGGGTCTTGCATTGGCTGTTGCTGGAATTGCTGCATGACCTGCTGCGCCTGCTGGATGATCTGCGGTATCTGCGCGAACACCTGACTGCCCTCGGTCAACGCGGACGTCGACGCCTCGGCCAGCATGCGGTCGAGCGCCTTGCGTCCCTCGATGTCCTTCGGCTCCATGTTGCGCATCACGTCGCCAAGATCCTCGCCGTCCAGTGCTGCGGTCGACACGTCGAAGACGGACGATGCGTACCAGAGCGCGACGTGCTCCTTGATGTGGTTGAGCATGGCTGGGATGTACACCGGCGCGAACACGGGGTTCATGCCGAACGTCGGGGACATCATGTACGCGATGTGCGTCTGCAAGTGCGCCAGATGGTCTTGGTTCGGGAAGGCCGTGACCGGCCGACCGAGCGACGCGGCGACGTTCTCGTTGACTGCGTTCTGCTCGGAAGGCTCAACGGCTGGGTTGAGCAGCTCCTTCGCGTTCGGCACCTTCAGCGTCTCGAGGATGCGCTCCTCGACCTTGCGCATGTTGTACATGCCGGGGATGGCTGCGGCGCGTTGCGCCACTGCCTGCACCTGCGCGTAGCGCTGCGCCTCGCTGAAGATGTTCGGGTCGGAGACCGGCACGACGTCAAGGACGCCGTCGAAGTCTTCGCGCTTGGCCAGCTCTTCGCCCGCCTCTTTCTCCAGCTTCTCGTCGTCGAGATTGAAGCCATTGAGACGGTCGAGGATGCGCAGCATGCGCCCCATTGCGTCGTGCAGACGGCTGTGGATGGCCGAATAGACGACAGCGCCTTGCTCCAGCTTGGCCAGCGTCGTGCCGACCGGCGCGTTGGGGTTGCCGTCGGCGATGTCTTCCATAGACGTACGCACAACGCCCTTCGCCGCGTCGACAAGGAAGCCGAGCAGGCTGAAGAGCACAGGCGATGGTGGGTTGTACGGCAGAGGCATGGCCAGCTTGCGCACGTCGTCGACGTTCAGGCCGCCCTCGATCTCCTCGGTCTGGCCCGGCTGCAGGGACAGGCTCTGCCCACCGGCGGTGCCGCCCTTGAGCTTGAGCATGGTTTGGCTGTTGCTGATGTGCGCGCTGTCGAGCAGCGCACGCAGCGCGCCGGTGGCCGCGCCGGACAGGCCGCCGATCATGTGCGGCAGGCCGATTGGGTAAGCGCCGCGCCACGGGATGAACGGGAACTCAACGAACCAGTACATCTCGTCGCGTGCCGCGTCTTCCTCGTCCCAGTTGCGGTAAACTGCGAGTACCTTGCCCGTCGTCTTGTCGACGCTGACGATGTACGGCGCGTTGCCCTCGCCCTCTTCGACTTCCATCGTGACGTAGCACTCGTACACGATGCGCAGGCCGTCCTCGTTGTAGCTGGTCTGGTCGCGGCCCTCGATCTTGTCGTTCGCCTGACCGGCGACCGACTGTTCGGGCTCCATGCTGGACGGTGCCAGATCCACGTCGCGGTACATTCCGTCGCGTACGCGGTTTTCGTAGTCCAAACTGGTAATATATTGCACGTGCGTCTTGCGCTGCGCCGTGTAGAAGTTCGTCGCGGCGTAGGGCAGGAGCATGTCGTCAATCGGCACGAACAGGAACGTTGGCCGGTTGCGCGGCGTGTCCCAGCCGAGCTTCAGATACTGCGCGCCGCCGAGCGGTAGCTGCGTCATGAGCTGCTCGAGCTCGGCGCGTACCTCGGGGCACTGCACGGTCATCTGCCAGTTGAGCAGGCTCGTCTTGCGCTTGGCCTTGTCGATCTTGTCCGTCGTCGTTGGGCCGCTGATGCTGTCCTTGGCTGGGCCGCCTGACGGGAATATCTCCTTCATGGCGCGCGCCGCGAAGTCGACGCAGGCCTCGGTCATGACGGGATGCACGACTTTCGACGCGCCCTCGAACTGCGCGCCGCCGGGAGCGTCATCGCCCAGACCAGTGCGGCGCAGGCCGTCCTCGTACTGCTCGTCGCGCTTCTTGCGCGCGTCCTTGTCCTTGCTGATCAGGTCGAGAAGCTGCGTCGAGAGGCTGCTCAGCTCGTGCTCGGGCATGTCCTCGGCAAGGTTGCTGTAGAATTCGTTCTCGGCCTTCGGCGCGGCGTCGTCGCCGAAGCGCACAATCGCGCCACCGTCCTCGGTGTCTTCGACCTCGTCGTCGTCAACGTCGGGCAGATCCACGTACTCGCCTTCGGGCATCTCGTCTTCGTCCATTGTATCGTCCTTCATTGGCTATACGGGTTTCTGTACACCTTTGGCGCGGGTCTGTCACCCTCGGTGCGCTTCGGTGGCTTCGTGAGCTTCAGCAGGCCCTTGTCCATGAGGACGCGTATCGCCTGCGTGGTCTGGTCGACGTGGTCGTCGTGCTTGATGCTGCGCTCGCCGGTGAAGCTGCAAAGCTGGTGGATGACCGGCTCGCACCATGATCGCGGCTTGCCCGGCTTCTTGTCGCTCTCGGGCATCCAGACGCGGCGCTGCGCGAAGATGGGCGAGGCCATGTGCAGTCGGCTGAGCTTGTCTGCGCGTCCGGGGTTGTACGCGAATGCCTGTATGCCCTCGCGGTCGAGCATCTGCCGCAGCGATATGCCGCTGCCCTTGTCCTCGATCAGGAGCAGGTCGGGCTTGCGGCCCGATGACAGCGGCTTGCCGCTGCCGAACATGGGCTTGATGAGCGCCGTGTCCTCGTCGTCGCCGTAGCGCACCGCGAGCTCCTTCTTCACGCGCTTCATCAGGTCGGGCAGGCCGAGATGGTCTTCCCAACAGTCGAGCAGGATGATGTGGCTCATCTCCTTGTACGTGAACAGGCCCCACACGCCGCACGCCGTCGGGTCTGGGTCGCCCTTACGGTCGAGGCTCTTCTCCGTGTATGCCGTGTCGAGCGACATGATGATGAAGTCGAGCCTCGGCAGCGGCTTGTCTGCGGGCCAGAGGTTGATCCAGCTCCGCTGCACGATGCCGCTCTCTTCAGGATCGATCAGCTCCCCGTAAAGCTCCTGCCGTCCGAGTGTCGTGCCCTCGTACTGCGCGAGGTTGTCGAAGAAGGTCGAGGGCAGGTTCGCCTTGTTGTCGTACGTCGAGCCGCGCACGATCAGCCTGTTGGCCTTCGGCGTCGTCAGCGTGCGGATAAGCTCCTTGGGCTTGGGCGTCGTGGTCCACAGCACCTGCGGCCGCTCGCCCAGACGCATGCCCATCATCATCATGTCCCACGTGTCTTCGTCGTACTGCCACGCGGCCAGCTCGTCGCACCACGCCCGTGTGTGCTGAGGACCACGCAGCCTCTCAGGCTTCTCGGCCGTGAAGCCGCGTATCGTGCAGATGTTGCCAGCCGCGTTGTACATCTTCACAACGAGATCCGACTTGTTGTAATCTGCAAGTAGGGCGTTGGGCAGTACGTTGAGGATGCCCGCAGGCCCCTCGAAGCAGGTAAACTTAACGTCCTGATAGGTCGGGGCGATGACGCAGCTATCGAAGCCGCTTTCGTCCTCGAACACGGCACGCGTCAACCACTCTGCGCCTACGCGCGTCTTGCCGAAGCCGCGACCGGCGAGCACGCCCAGCTCCGTCCAGTCCGTGCGCGGCACGAACTGATTGGCACGCGCAGTCCTGCGCCAGCGCAGTTGCCAGTCGAGGTGCACGCGCTGCA